GACCCGTGCGTTAAACTCCACGCCGTACCTGATGGACACGCAGGAAACAATATCCCCCATGTCATACAGCCGCCCGAAGTCCTCCGGGTCAATCGTGACAGTGAAGCTCTTCCGCCGGATCTGCTCCTTCAGGGTGTCCATAGCGTCCGAAATCACCCGCTTTTTCATAGCGGCGAAGTCCTCCCCGCCCTCCGGGGACAGGCTGGAATCGATCCACAGCTCCCTGGCACTGACCCCGCAGGTGCCCACAAGGTGCATCTGCACGGTGTCCTCCCAGTCCCAGCGGACGAACGCCGTTGTATAGAAGGTGCTGTCATCGTCATTGCAAATCAGGTCTTTTGCCGTCCCCTGCTCAGTCGAGAAAACAACCCTGTGAATGCCCTGCGTCCGGTCAATCCCCTTGAAGACCTCGAACGTCCACTTTTTTGTGGTATCGTCCCATAGCATTCGCCGCCCCAGTTCGCCATATTCAAG